TCCAGCACCATTGTGCGTGACTTGAAAAATGTTCAAAGGAAAAGGAAAAAAGTAAAGATGTTTCCCGATAAAGGCTTGAGAACATCTGATTTTATAGACAATCGGTAGATTTCATGAACCCTATTTGTTTTCTATTAATATTGTGACTTTTTAAATTCTTCGGATAATCGAAATATTGCTCCTGATTATTTTTTTCAATATGGATTGAATATGGAATAGTTTTCATTACTCTTTGTTGGGTAACTAGAAGCTTGATAACAATATTTATTACCATCAAGCTTCTTCCATTGTCACGATATGACAATGGATTTTGGTGTTTTGGCAGCGATGGTGCAAATGGATAAGAATATCTTGATTTTCTTGTTAAATAATAAAAGAATATCATTTATTGTTTTCAATATTTGCTCTGATTTGTTTCAAAATCAGAAACGGTCCTCCCATCTTATAGTTCCCTAAGTTTTGTTTAGCTTGCATGATACAGCTTTCAATAGTAAGTTTCAAATTCGGAGTGAAAGCTGCTTTGTTAATCTGCATTTCTTTTGGAAGTTTATTGGCATGGTTATTGAACCATGCGATCATTTCATTCAATTCCTCTTCGGAATAAGATTTTTTTTCAGCCATGATACATAAGTTGATGTTAATAGTGTGCAAAGATAAAGGAACATATAATTCATGGGTTATCTTTTAACAGAAATATTATCAAAATAAAAACCGTCCCTACTTATCACAAGCCGGAACGGTTCAGATTAGTTACGTTTTGACAATCTACTTCACATTTTATTGAACAAGATACCAATGGATTTGTTCAAAAGGATTTGCCTATTTCTAAAAATATTTGTTGTCACATTATTACGTATTACAAAAAAGGAGGGCATCGTGTATTACGAGCCCCCTCTCAAACTTTTATTATGAGATTGGCTTCTACTCCAAAATCACAGGGCAAAGATACGCAAAATTCTATTCTTTTCAGTTGATTGTGTAATCCAATTGGGAAATTGTATTTAAACAAATACCCCGACTCATCACGAGCCGGGGCAGTCCAATTTATAAATTTAAAGTCTTATGATGAAGATTGTCTGTTGCACCAATGCTTTACTATCAGCATAACGACAATCAAAACGGTTACATAAACACAGGCAAAACCAATTTGTTTAAGCAGCGTGGATTCTTTTTTCTCTTTTATGGTTTCTGATCGCTTTTTTTCATAAATATCAGAAGTAATATCCTTATCGGCTTTCACCTCCGTACTGTCTTTGGTTGCAGTTTCCTTCTTTCTATTTTTGCTGAAATCACCTTCTATATGCCCATCTGCCAGTAACGGAGGTTTATCGGTCAGACTGTCGGGCGGCTTTCGGGTATCATAGATACGAAAATCAATCACATAGTTACTATTAGTGGTAATAAGTTCGCTCAAAGAGGTACTTGATCCGTGTACGATGTTGACAGATTCACTGGCGCTATCTTTGCTGATTACTTCTACATCGGACTTGACAGCCTTATGCGAGCTGCCACATGATCCGAACAGCAGGAACAGACACATGAAGGGAGCCAGTAATATATGCCGGCTTACCCAGTTCATAACTCTAACCAACATAAGAGATATCATTTATGCGGTTCATCCACCCTCTCTTAAATTTATTATTGGTCGGACGCTTGCGGCATATATCCTCAATAAAGTCGAACCGGGCAATCTTAATCATGTCGAACAACTCACGCGGGTTCTTGGCATTTACAGCGGCAATGGTCTTGGGACCTACAATGCCATCCACCGTAACACCAAGCAAGCGTTGAGGAATCTTAATTCCGTGCGCACCGGATGCCCACACCCAATCAACCAATATATTAGCAACTGATTGCGATTTAATCTCGTCAGCTTTCCATCTGTCCCAATAATGCGGCTTGAGTACACGATTAACAACATCTTCACGGGTAAGTAGGTGTAAATCATCCACATCTATATCACCGTCACCATCCTTGTCATAGCCGCACGATTTCCATGTGCCGATAGTCACGCCCATATTGGTAGCTCCTCCCAAATCGTCAGGGTCATTTACAAAACCGCCTTCCCACTTTAGGATAAACGGTGCAAGTTTTCTTACGTCAGCCATACTACTCATTAATTATAATTATTCGATTTTATTTTCTTTGAATTCCGGCAGGATATATTGTATGTTAACCGCTGCTTCATGCAAGACCTTATGAAGTTCATCTTCATTCAAATCCGTTTCATCTGTAAACTCACAAAAGATATTTCCAACCCAATCTTGAGATGAATTAAGCCGTTTAATAGCCACGCTGTTGCATCCATTTGTTGATAATAGAGATTTGGCAACCTTATCCTTAACCTGGTTATCAATATCTGAGTAGAACATGAAAAGATTCTTTGCGAGAGTTTCTGCAAAAACGGCCACTTCACTCATGGGAAGTGATTGGATGTTTTCACGCATTCCGGCTATACCTTTTCGTTTTACCTCGAACTGCACCGAAAGAAAAGCTATATGCCCCAAAGGATGGGGTTGTACGATATATACCCTGTCTGCTTTCGTTTCATAAAGTACACGCCACAGCTCACCGAACACCTTGGCGGAGTTCTCACTGCGGTGGTAACTTCTTTTTTCCTCCTCTTTTTTAAAATATTCCACTTTTAAATCAGTCAGTTTGTTTTTAGTATACTGATTATAGGCGAAATAAGCTGCCAACAATGTTCCGGCAGCACTAATAATGTTTGCAATATCTATTTCCATCACATTCACCGTTTAATTGTTATATGATAAATTATTCATCCTGTTTCTTTATTCTTTAGCTACTATGTTTTTTGAGAAAGCTGGCAGTTTTTCCAAAAAATGTATTGTCAATATGGTTTGTTTTACTATTTTTGTCAATTGTCTTTTAGGACTGTGACGGTTCATCCATGATCCTTCCGCCATATTGAAAGTCCTATAAAGAAAATGTGGATCTATATTTACCAAATTGTTTAATCTTACTGTCCTGTTATCATTAGTCAGTATGATTTGATTATCCCGGTTGTCTGAGAAGATTGCCGGGATTTTTATATATATGCAAAATAAATCCATATCCATATTGCTTACTATTCATATTTCACTATCTTTGTCAAGACTTTGTTAACCTGATTCTTTCAAAACTAGTATTGGACTTAACTTCCCCCCGTCAGACTGTGAAGCCAGACGGGGGATTTCATTACTTTAACAGATAGACAATAAAAAAAGAGCCCGATGACAATATTTATTGCCATCAAGCTCCTAGTTACAACTGCAAAGATAGTGAAAACTATTCATATTCAATCCATATTGAAAAAATAATCAGGAGCAATATTCCGATTATCCGAAGAATTTAAAGAGTCACAATATTAATAGAAAACAAATAGGATTCATGAAATCTACCGATTGTCTATAAAATCAGATGTCCTCAAGCCTTTATCAGGAAACATCTTTACTTTTTTCCTTTTCCTTTGAACATTTTTCAAGTCACGCACAATGGTGCTGGAAAGTACCTCTGAATAAATCTGTGTGGTCTTTACGGAAGTATGTCCGAGCAACTTCTGGACTGTTGTAATCGCAACTCCCTGATGAACCAGCAGGGTGGCACAGGTATGACGGCTCACATGGTAGGTTATCCGCTTTTTGATACCACATAACCCGGCCAGCTTTCGAAGCTGCTTATTCACTTCCGAGTTACAAGGCAAAGCGGCAAAACTTCCGATATCCGGATAACGGTCAAGAATGCCCAATGCCCTGCTTTCAAACAGCAGATGTAACGGCAGACGGATTTCCACCCCTGTCTTGACGGATTTGAAGTACAGCCACCGTTTGCCGTTTACTCTAATGAAATTCTCAGGTGTGAGCTGGCAGAAGTCAGAATAGCGCAATCCGGTATAACAGCAGAACAGGAAGGCATCGAGCACATGGCGCATGGACTCCTCTTCCACCTCGACCGTTTCCAGCTTCTTCAGCTCGTCCGGGGTAAGAAACTCATGTCTGCCCTTCTCCTGTTTGATTTTGTACTTTCTGAACGGATAAGCATCTGCGTGCATATATCCCTGGTTGATTGCCTCATTGACCAAGGTACGGAGCTGTCTCATGTGCTTGGCTATCGTATTGACCGCATTGCCCTTTTCTCTCAAGTATTGCTCAAAATCACGAAGGAATGTATAGGTAAGATCCTTGAAGTCCAATCCGGAACGGAAATCATGCAGGACCGCCAGTGTAGAGTGCAGGTTGTCCTTGGTGGATTGTTTCTTGTCCGAATTGTCAATGGCTGATTTGGCGAAAGTGGAGAAGCTGACATTCACGGCACTTTTCTTCTTGACAGCATCC